TCAGTTTATGTTACATATAAGAAGCTATCTAAACTAGGAGTCCCACATATAAGATTTATTACATATATAAGAAAAACTACTAAAAAGAAATAGTATGAATATAGAATACGAAATAATAGGTGATACTATTCCGTTTGATAAATCTGCAGAGATGTATAATAGATCTACATATATAGGTCCTGCAGATGACGGATGGTCTGAGATAGTAAAGATAGACGATAAGTACTATATGGTTCAGCAAGGACTACAAGAATACGAAGGACATGTGTACATGAGTCAAGTAAAAATAATATCCATAGAAATTTTAAACTAATATGAAACTAATAGAATCCAGCGTACAGATTATTGAGGAAAAAGACCCTTATAAGATGATAGAGTTAGCAGGTAGAACTTGCTATAAGTCTGAAGATAAGATAACAGAGAATAGTGCTAAAGAGTTTGTAGATCGTATGATTAAGCTTGGTCATGGAGCTATGTTAGAGCATGGTACTATTTACTTAAGAATACGTGAGACAGTTAATGGTAATATTCCACCAGCTATGCTATATTGGAGACATTTGACCAATAGTACCTACTCTAAAGTAATCTATAAAATAGAAGCTGACCATCCTTACGAAGGCAATTACGGAGTATTATACATAACTACTAACTTAAGAGTGCTAGTAGAAAATAATAGATTAGACGATTTGCAGTATCAAGTAGAACCTACAGAGTATCATGAAAAGCGTATTACAGCTAAGTTCATATGTGATAGGGGAGTAAGTCATGAATTTGTTAGACATAGAGTATTTAGCTTTGCACAAGAATCTCAGAGATATTGTAACTACAATAAGGATAAATTTAATAATGAGCTTACTTTTATTAAACCTACTTGGTTAAATATACCTACTGGAGATTATACTTACTGGGATGGAGATTGGTGTGATATTGATAATATGAAGATTCAATTGCCTTCAGATAATGGTATAGCGGACAACTTTTTATGGTGTTTGAACAACGCAGGAATGCAATACAGACTACTAATAAATAAAGGATTAAAACCACAAGAAGCAAGAGCAATACTCCCTAATGCAACTAAGACAGAGTTAGTAATGACAGGTTTTGAAAGTGACTGGGAACATTTCTTTGAATTACGTTGTAGTGGTGCAGCTCATCCAGATGCCAAGAAGCTAGCTGATGAGCTAAAGTTGTTAATGAATGTTAAAAACATTGAACTTAATAGCGGTAAATAACTATAAATAATGTTAATAAATGTTAAAGAAATAGTAACCAAGACAGTATATTAGACGTTATACGGGGAGTAAGAGGGGTAAAGTAATAACAGTGTCTAGTTAAGTAAAGTGATATAATATTAATTACGCCTACTTTAGATAATCACAAATATAATTACTATGAAACAGAAACAAGTTAGAGAAGTAGCATACTTAGGTAAGAAAGTATATTTTGGTAATAAACCTTATACTTTAGTAGAGAATGAAGTAAAGGATATGTGTCAAGGATGTGATTTATATGATTGTTATTGCCCTTCTAGGATTACTTCATTATGTACTCAAGGATTTATACTTAAAAGAGATAAGTAATGTTTCAATATACTTTACATAAGATAGACTTAAAGAACAATGAATTTGCTCTAGTCACAGATGAATTCTTAAATAAGATAAACGAAGAAGTACTTAGAATACTAGATTTATATACAGAAAAATCTAATATCCTACTTAAAGGAATAATAAGATGAGAGAAGGAAAGAAGAATGATTACCAAGACGGTAAGCTACGTTGGGATTTACTACCATTAGAAGAGATTGAAGATATAGTAAAGCTGTATACTGCCGGTTCTATTAAGTATGGTGATAATAATTGGCAGAATTTAGACAATGGTTACCAACGTTATAAAGCTGCTATGTTAAGGCACTTACTTGAGTATGAGAAAGGTAATAAGATTGATGATGAGACTAAAGTAAACCACTTAGCTGCTGTAGCTTGGAATGCAATAGCTATGCTTTACTTAGATAAACACGGAAAAGGAAAGGACTATGACATTAAATGATTAGGAATTAGCAAAGATAGTAAGAGATAGAATACCAGTAACAATAGACAACAAATAGTTTATAATAGAGTCTAATCCAATAGGTAGTTGCGATGGCTGTTATTTCTTAAATAGAAACTGCCCTACTTTGGCTAGACGTTATTGTTGTTCTAATGGCGGAAATATATTAATATTAGAGAAACAAAATAAGAAATAATACGTTATTTGAGTATTAAATATAGAATATTATGGAAGATAAAGTACTAGAAACAGTAGTAAATGGAATTAAGTATACAATGTTGAAGGATGTGTTAGTTAAGCCTTTGGAACCAGTCATGGTTACTAAAGAGATAACAGAACAGATTCCTACGGGTGAAGTTGATGAAGATGGTTTCAATAAATATGATACACAAACTGAAACTAAGGAAGTAGAATCTGAATATTCAACAGGTGTAGTATTGAAGATTCCCACATGCTTAACAGAATGTGAATATAAAGTAGGAGATACTATTGTTTATAATAAAAAGTTTGCTAAGGACTTTGATTTGTTTAAGGATAGTCAATTAGTCAAACCATATGATATAATTGCTGTATCAAACATGATTTAAAAATTATAACTCATTGTTAGAATGAACCCTGGCGTTAGTCAGGGTTTTTTTATTATATAGATAATAAATGTTAATAAATGTTAACAGATTTTAACATTTATTTAATCTACCGTTTATAGATACATAAACATTTAAAATAAATATTATGAGCTACAAAGTAATTAAGGAATTTGGTTCTGCTAAGAAAGGTGATGTATTAGCAGAAGATGAAACAGGTTTAGTGTCATTTAACGTTAGTGAAGATAATTATACTAGAATGATGTCTTTAGATTATGATACTGCGGATTACTTATGTGAAGAAGGTTACCTTTTAAGTGTTGATGATGAAAGTAAGTATAATGTAGATGCTACTTTAGAGCTCATTGATGACTTACTTAAGAAATACGAAAGTAACTTAAAAGAGACTAATGAAAAAGCAAATAAAGGCGAAATACAGCCTTGTGTTAAGTTAGAAGCTGAGACAGTATATTATAACTTAAATAAGGTTTTAAATAAAATTAAGGATACGTTAACAAATGAATAAATTGGTAAAAAGCGTAAGCAAAGCCGATTTAAATACAGAATTCTTAAAGAGCCTTAATGGTATACTTGATCTTACTGATAGGGAGCTAGAGTTACTGGCTACGTTCATAGCAATAGATATTAACACTCCTAAGCTCCCTAACATAAGTAAGAATGTAATATCTACTGAAAATAGGAAGTATATTAGAAAAGTATTAGGTATTACTCCTGATAATCTCAGTAGATATATAACTAAGTTTAAGAATCAAGGTATATTAATTAAAGGTAAGATTGAAGATGAAGTTGTAGTAAATAAGGCGCTTATACCTGAAATAATCGGCGATAGAGTACAAATTACTATAATATTAAGAGTAAATAAAGATGAAGATTAAAACAACAATAGTAAGACCTGGCACTATATTATGTTGGAAGGAATATAACATATTTACTAAGTTGTGGAATAAGTTAAAGAAGAGAGACTTACCATATAATAAGTTTGAGATTATTCCTACTAGTATAGAGTTACTTACAATAGATAGATATAACTTTGTGGCATATACTCCCATACGTAAGTATAATAAACAGGAAATATACAAACTACAATCTATCTATGATAATTGTATAGAAGATAGAAATTGGGACGATGTTAAAACTATAATTAATATAATAAGACCTAATACGTTCGATAACTCTTCTACTTTAGAAGAATGTAAATATTACAAAAAGATAGGTTTAAATGAGGAATCAAGTGAGTATATATACTAAATTAAGTAACAAGTATAACATACCATACCCTATCATAGAAGTAATATGTAATAGTCCATTTAGATTTACTAACAGCGTTATATCTGATTTAGATCCAAAGCCTGTCAGATTCTCTTACTTGGGTAAATTCAAATTAAAGAAAAGATATGAAAAAGAAACCGTACGATGTTTATAGTCCTGAAATATATCCTAGACTATTATTTGTAAGTACTAATATTGAGGATTTAGATAAATATTTTATATTTCTTGATGTATACGGTAATAACGATGGAAGTGAATACAATAAGTTATTACAAGAAATAGATAAATATGATGGAGGAATGGTTACTTGTAAAGTAATACGCAAGAGTGATAATAAATACGGTGTAATAGTGATAGCTGTTGCTAATGCAGAAGATATTACTCCAGACATGATTCCTCATGAGGCAGTACACGTTGCGGATTACTTTTGTGAACAATTAGGCTTATATACACAAGACTTTGAAGATGGCAATGAAGCGTATGCCTACTTAGTAGGATGGGCTGCAGGAAATATAAGTAATACTATCTGTAATGAGTTAAAAAACAAAGAATATGACAATTGAAGAAAGTAAAATGATGTGGAAATTAGAAGTGGAAAACAGTAAACCACTCTATGATTCATTTAGTAAGGAAATGAAGCGCCTGTATAACAAAGTAGATGAATTAATTAATGAAGGCGTAATTACTTATGAAGATTTCACAAATGATGTAATTGACAGTATTACTACTACTATAGTAGATAATGGGAAGAGTAATGCAGAACCTAGTAGAGCTGATCAGGTAAATGCGATGTGTGATATGCTATTTAAGAAGTATGAAGAATATAAAAAAGTAGAGCATACAGGAGGAGATAGAGAAGTTTTAGTAGATAATATAGAGTTATCAGATGAAACCCAATTACGTGAATCCGAACGTGCCAATGAGACGTGCTAAGGAAATTATAGCGAGATTATAGAAAGAATATTATTTAGGTTATTTAATTGATTAATTATTATGGTTAAGTATATTTGTTCAGTAGATATTTGTTCAGTAGATAGAGGTATTGTCATTGGTTATGATAAAGATATGGAAAACGTTAGTATGCTAGATAATTTTTATGTAGATTATATGTACTATATCCCTGAAGATGGAGAGTGGGTATATACAAAAAAGGATGGTTCTAAAAATAGAAGAAGCGTTACTAAAGGCACTATAGTATTAAGAATGTATCCTATCAGTAAAGGAGATGATAGAGAATATATTTTTGTTGAAAATGATGAAGTAAAAGATCACTATAATAGATTACTAGAAAAGAGGAAAGAGGAAGCGGAAAAGAAAGCTGCTGAAAATCCTTGTGATTTGTGTTGTGATTGTGTTGTGAAGCTGTAAAGTGTGATTGCTAATATGGATAAATTATTGATAGACCAGTACGGTAATGCTATTTTATATAAAGTAGATACTAATAGCATTAAAAATATATCTGATGACTTTGAATGTAGAACTATGTATATAGCATAGTAGGATGGTCAAGTAATAACAGAAGAAGAAGTGATAGACTATAAGTAGGGAGATATTGTACTTATACTACGTAAATACGACTCTATAAGTAGTAAGTGGACACTAAAACCAATAGTCTGTTCTGATGCCTTTGCTAAAGACGATCTTATAAGATGGAGTAAAGAAGATAATAAACAAGTTCTTACGAATGAAACTATTTGATCTTATTGGAGGTAAAGTAAAAATACACCCAGATGCTATAGGCATCCCATGCTTTAGAAGAGTGTGGGATGCAGATAGACCTGATAAGGAGCATGCTACTAAAGTAATAAGTTACATTGTACTTATGAATAAATGGGATAGCCCTTATGTACAAAGTATGGATGAAGACAGTAGAGAACTTAAACTGAAAAAGGAAATATTCGATGATGAGAATTACAAATTGACGGCAGAAGAATTGATTTGTGAAGATGAATATAAAACCTTACTTAATACTAGAGCTCTACAAATGTTAAACAATATGCGTCTAAAGTTAGATAGTGTGAGTAAGTACTATAAAGAGTCATTAGACGATACTTTAGATGAAAAGAAGATTAAGGACTTATTAGCTGGCATGACTTCCGTTGGTGGAGTACTTAAGAGTATTGATTCACTAGAAACAATGGTTAAAGCTGAAGAATTAGCTATAGGTAAAGTTAAAGGAGATGCTAAAGTAAATCCGTATGAGTTGGCGAAATAATACATTAAAATATAACTAAATATTAACAACACGTTATAGTGTATAAATGAAAATATTATGAATAAGAAATTTACGATTACTATAGATTTGACTAAGGATACAGAAGAAGTATTTAGACAGATTGAAGAAGCTTCTGAATATTTGAACAAACCTGTAAAGAAGTCATTATGGCAAAGAATTAAATCTTGGTTCTAAACCATCAGAACCCTTACGTGGAGGGTAAGAATATCCACGTGATATTGGGGCGTGGTATAATTGGTAGTACCGGAGATTCTAAACCTCTGTGATGTGCGGGTTCGAGCCCTGCCGCCCCAACCAATATTCATATAAAACTTGCAGATATGACATACAGAGATATAGATCCAAAGTTAGCTGGTATATATATAATCAAAAATAATGTGAATGGTAAATGTTATATTGGTCAAAGTGTTAAACTAAGATCAAGACTAAAAGACCATATGCGAAATGCTAAGAATGGAAAATTAGATTTACCAATTTATAGAGCAATAAATAAGTACGGTTTTCATAACTTTACTGTAGATATACTGGAATCATTTATTCCAGATCCAAATATTTCTAATTTAGAACTAATTCAAACATTAGACAAATTAGAAATAGAGTATATTGAAAAATACAACGCTTATACAGAGGGATACAATTGTACTAAAGGTGGTGATTTTGGAGTTCTTGGACTCAAGATGACAGAAGAGCAAAAGAAGAAAGTATCTGAAAATACTAAAAAATTAGTAGCAAACGGTACATTCGGTAAGCGTGTACATTTATATAATTTTATTGATAGATATTATATATATGCTTGGACTATCAAGGATGCAGCAACTATTACAGGCCTGAGTCGCTCTAATATAGGTAGACTATGCAACAATAATTACATCCACCCGTTTTGTAATAATTTTATTGCAGCATATACTAAAGAAGAATTAGAAGATAAAAAGTCTAACATTCCATTATGGATAGAAGAGTATGAAAAGAATAAATCTACCTTGGTTAAGAGATATAAACGTAATAAAGTATATTTTGGCAATTCTAACTGGGTTAAAGGTATGGTTGGATTGAATAAAGGTAAAAAGATGTCTGAAGAGCAAAAAGAAAAACTAAGAGTGGCATCTACTAAGTATTTAGTTTACCAGTATACTTTAGATGATATATTAGTAGCTACTTATATGGGAATGCACAATGCGGCTAAGGCAGTAAACACTGACTATAAATCTATACAGAGAGCTTGCAATGGTAGAGCTAAGACGTGTAAAGGTTATATCTGGAAGAAAGAATTAATGCAGTCTGACTGCAAGCAGACTGCTTAAAATACTAGTCCTTTGAAACTATAATAGCAGAAGGAAACTTGTTGGATAGGTAGTTATCACGAACAGGTAGTCTGGGGTAATGTTAGCCCAGGTGGGGAGTACTAAACATACGGCGTATAAACCCTAGCCTAAGGAAACTAGGTTGCAGTCACTGGAAATCTCCCCAACATAAATTTTTCACAATTAAGAGAGTTTTAGGTTTAATAAAAGTATTATCTCAATAGAAGGGGTTCGTTGTGAAACGCGCCCCTTTTAAATATATAATATGGTAGACTTTAATAAGAAAATTATAAATTCAAACAAATTTCGCTAGGCCGCATTAAATTTTATTAATACCGGTAGTTATTGTAATTTTCCTGAATCTACTTCAGAATATTTTAAGTTCTGGGATGAGGAAAGTAAAAGATGTGTAGATGGTTATACTGCTGATGATGGAGATTTCATTAGTGGGTATAACTATTTTTATTTAAACTACTGTCCTATATCTCGTATAGTCAATCATATTATTACAGATGAATTAGGTAATATTAAAGTAAAACGTGTTAATGAAGTAACTTTCCCCGACTTCTGGGACTATGACTATTACTATTTTAATGCAGTACAGGAAGCCCAAGAGTAGGGTAAGCATCTGTGTTTACTTAAGTCTAGACGTAAAGGTTTTTCATACAAAGGTGGTTCTATGGCATGCCGTAATTTCTATCTAATACCGTACTCTAAAACCTTCATATATGCATCAAATAAATAGTATTTGACGGATGATGGTATTCTTACCAAAGCTTGGGATTATATGGACTTTATAGATAAGAATACTGCATGGGGAAAGAAGCGATCAGTTAATACCTAGATGCGTAGACGTGCTGGATTCTATACTAAGGATGACTATGGTAATATCATAGAATTAGGTTATAAGTCAGAAATTATAGGTGTTACTTTGAAAGATAATCCTGATGTAGTACGTGGTAAGAAAGCTAACCTTATTATGTTTGAGGAAGGTGGTTCTTTCTCTGAATTAGGAGCAGCATGGCAAATCGCTAGACCTTCTGTAGAGGTAGATGGTATAGCCTTTGGTACTATGATAGTATGGGGTACTGGTGGTGATGAAGGTTGTATTACAGAGGATAACTTAGTATATACAAGTAACGGTAAATAGGCGTCTATAAAAGATATTACTAAAGAGGATAAGTTAATAGGATATGATGTCACTAATAAGACAGTTACTGAGGAACCCGTTAAATTTATAAATATACCTAGTAAGAAAGAATGTATAAAGTTAATTACTAATTCAGGAAGAACAATTGAATGTAGCATAGATCATCCGATTCTTAGTAGCAATGAAAAAGATTATAACGATTGTTTAAAGTTTGATTGGCATCAGGCATAGGAATTAGCAATAGGTGATTATGTAGCAATAGCAAAAAATATACCTTATTTTGGACAGAATACCATTGATAACGCTAGAGCAATAGGCATATTTATTGGAGGCGGTTCTTATTTGAATAATTCTTCTGTTAATTTAACGTCCTGCGATATTGAAATACAGCAGTTTATTGAGAATCTATACCCTTGTATTACAACCGATAGTTCTCTTACTAAAGATGGTAAAATTCTAAAAAAAATAAGAGTTCGTAAAGCAAAATACGATATAAACAAATTAGGTATATCTGGACAAACAAAAGCAAACAAACGATTGCCAGAAATCATCAATACTTGTGATAAGAATAGTATTACTGAGCTTTTAGGAGGACTATATGATACTGATGGTTGTGTTTCCACTACCTATAATAAAAAACGTAATAAATATTCTACTATAATAAATCTTACTCAAAGTAGTAAAGAGTTATTAGAGCAAGTACTATATCTTTTATAGAAATTAGGAATACGAGGTTATATTTATAGAGTGAATAAAAAACCGTCTAAAAACAGTGTCTGTAAAAATCAGAATAGTGTTTATTATTCTTTAGATATTCACGATCGAGATAGTATTATCAATTTCTATAAAAACATAACCCTTTTAATCAAACATAAGCAAGAAAAATTAGAACAAGCCGCTAAATATTATGAGAATCAAAAATCTTTACAAAAAGATAGAGGATTCTACTATGAGAAAATAGTGGGTGTCGAAAATGTAGGAGTAAAAACTATCTATAATATAACCGCTGGCAATACTCACACGTATCTTGTAAATGGAATTATTACTCATAATTCTGCATTTGAAACCATGAAGGATATGTTCTATAATCCTGATGGATACAACTGTTTAGGATTTGATAACATATGGGATGAATCCGCTACTACTAACAAATGTGGTTTCTTTGTACCTCAATATACTAATCTAGATATACGTGATGAGAATGGTAAACGTATATATATGGATGAAGATGGTAATACATACCGTAAGAAATCTTTAGAACATATATTAGCAGAGAGACAAGTAGTAATAACTAGTGCAACCAACAATGCAGCTATTGATAGATATGTCGCAGAAAGACCTATTACTCCAGCAGAAGCAATGCTAGAGTTTAATGGTAACATTTTTCCTAAAAAAGAATTGCAAGAACAGTTAGCATTACTTAGGACTAACAAAAAATTATAGAATCATAAATAGGTAGGTGATTTAGTATGGCAACCGGATGGTAGCCTTAAATGGGTTATTAAAAAAACTGGAGATATAACACACTACCCTTTAAGGACTAAACGAGATGAAGTTACTGGGGCATTAATAGGTGATGACCCTACCGGATCTATAGTAATATGGGAACATCCTAATAAAGATGCTAGTGCTGGTTTATATATTGCTGGTATAGACTCGTACGATTATGACGAATCAAGCACTACATCGTTAGGTTCTTGTTTCATATATAAAAGAGTATAGTCCATAGAGTAGTACTCCGATATCATAGTAGCAGAGTATACTGGTAGACCCAAATCAGCAGAAGATTTCTACGAAAATGTACGTAAATTACTCATATACTATAATGCTAGAGCTATGTATGAGAATCAAAATAAGGGTATATTTGTTTACTTTACTAATAAGCATTGTGATTATCTATTAGCAGATCAACCAGATATAATCAACGATATAGTGAGTAATTCTAAAGTAAATAGAAAGAAAGGATGCCACATGAATAAATAGATTAAGCAGTGGGGATGGGGTCTAATAAAAGACTGGCTCAACGATATTAATGCTGATGGTAAGAAGAACTTATACAATATAATGTCGGAACCGCTATTAGAGGAACTTATAGCTGCAAATGATGTAGTCAACGTAGACCGTGTAATGGCGTTGACCCAAGTAATGATATATAGAGAATAGCTATATAACGTTAAAGTAAAAGAGATTAAAAAAGAGAATAGAAATAGGGTATTATTTGAAGGCCCTATATTTACTCAAGAATGGTTTCGTGACGACGAAGCTATGGATAACATCGAAGCATATATGTTTTAATTATGAATAATATTAATCAAATGCCAATATAGAAACTTCCTATGTCTAAGAAGACAAAAGAATGGCAAGAGAGTTGCATAGACTACGTTATAGGTCGTAGCATGGGAGGTTCTAGAAATGGTAATAATAGAACTCGTAGAGAGGAAATGCAAACATATTATGATCTTTATAATAGCATATACAATGAAAAAGATCTAAAATATGTTACTAATCCTTTCAAGCAACAGGATGGTTTCCCTGCAATGGCTTAGGACTATAATATAATTAAGCCTAAAATAGACTTGCTACTAGGTGAAGAGACTAAAAGACCATTCAATTTTAGAGTAGTACGTACCAGCGATATAGCAGCTAGTGAAATGTAGGATAGAGCTAAACAACTTTTGATAGACTACATCTAGGCTACTATAATGAGCAAACTAGGCCCTGAGGAACAAGCTAGATACTAGGAAGCTTTGCAGAATGGTGAAATAATGACGCCTCAATAGATACAGAAGTATATGAGTAAAGACTATAAAGATATAGTAGAGATAACTGCATACCATAGTCTTAATTACTTAAAGAATAAGTTAAACATTACTCATGAATTCTTTAAAGGTTGGAAGGATGCTTTAGTTGGTGGCGAAGAGATATATTACGTAGGTATATTAAATGGAGAACCGTGCCTCGAACGTGTTAATCCTATCTACTTTGATTATGATACTGAAACGTCCGACTTAGAATTCATTCATGACGCAGAATGGTGCTGTTATGAAATGAATATGTCTGTAACTGAACTATATGATAGATTATACGATAAGATGTCTGAGAAACAGCTAAATTAGTTGTTAGATATGATGGATCAAGCTTCTAAAGGGGGTATAAATCCTGAAGTAAGAAAGACATCTTTAGACTATACTCATATTAAAACACATACTATTAACGGATTCAGTAGTAATCCATTTGATAGTACTAATAGTGTGAAAGTATGGCACTGTTGCTGGAAATCATTTAAGAAGATAGGCTTTGTTACTATAATTGATCCTGAATTAGGTGAGCCTAAAGAATATCAAGTAGATGAGAGCTATAAAGAGACCGGGACGGAACTTAACGTAGAATGGAAATGGATTACTGAAGTATGGGAAGGATATAGAGCAGGAGAAGACCTATATATAGGAATACAACCATTAGAATATCAATATACTTCATCTGATAATCCTAACTCTCAGAGATTGCCTTATACTGGAGTAGTATATAATAATACAAACAGTAGACCACGTAGTTTAGTAAGCATGATGAAACCATTACAGTATATGTATATTGTACTATGGTATAGACTTGAGCTTGCTATGGCTAGAGATAAAGGTAAAGTAGTAAATATGGATATTACTTAGATACCAAAATCTATGAATATAGATGTATCTAAATGGATGCATTATTTATCTGCTCTTGGTGTAAACTTTATTAATCCGTATGAAGAAGGATGGGATATACCTGGTAGAGAAGGAGGTAAACCTAGTCAGTTTAACTAGATTACAGCTCTTGACCTTACTATGGCTAATACCATAGATTAGTATATTAATCTTATGGATAAGATTGAAAGTATGCTATCTGAGATATCTGGAGTTAGTAAGCAAAGAGAAGGTTCTATTTCATCTAATGAATTAGTAGGTAATGTAGAACGATCTGTAGTACAATCAGCTCATATTACTGAACCTTGGTTCTGGACACACAATTAGGTAAAGAGAGAATGCTTAACTATGTTGCTTAATACCGCTAGATGGGCTTGGAAAGATGGTAGTAAAACTCATCTACAATATATATTAGATGATGCTACTAGAGCATTCTTAACGCTATCAGATGATATGCTTTATGAGGATTTTGATATCTTTATAGAAGATACTACCAAGAATCAACAGTATATAGAAACACTTAAGCAGTTAATGCAACCTGCTATGCAGAATGGTGCTAGTTTGCTTGATATAGCTGAAATCATTACTATGGATAATATTAGTATGATTAAGTCTAGATTAGAGGAGATTGAGCAGAAACGTATGGAACAGCAACAGGCTATGGAGTAGGCTCAAGCAGAACGCGAACAGCAAGCTATTCAAATGCAAAATGAGATTAAGGAAGAGGAGCTTATGATTAAAGAAGCAGAAATGGATCTTGAGAAATATAAGATAGATCAAGATAATGCTACTAAGATTACTGTAGCTCAACTTAATGCTTATAGAGGTGCTGAGAATATGGATCAAGATGGTAATGGAATTCCAGATCCAGTAGAGATAGCCCAGCAAGCTTTAGCTGAACGTAAGCAAGCATCTGATGAAGCTTCTAAACAATTTGAATTCAATGCTAAGATTAGAGAGCAGAAGATGAAGAAAGAAATAGAAGATAAGAAGAATCAGCTTGAGAGAGAAAGAATGGATCATGAAATGAAGTTGCAAGCAGCTAAAGACAAAGCGGCAATGGAAAGAGAAAGATTAAAAGCCAAAACTGCAATTAAGAATAAAGTAACAGGAGAGAAATAAAACATGGAACCGCAAGAAAAAGAATGGAATAGGATTACAAATAAATATCCAAGAGATCTAACCTGTGATATATAGTGTTGGTTATGGTGCGTTGGGAAAAATAACAATACTAAGTATTTCGTAGATATTTTTAATCAAATTACTAAGACTAGTTTATTTCGATACAGTTCTCACAATATATTTGATATAGACGGCGTAATATTAAACAAATTAAAGGAATATGAACTGGTTTAAAGAAACATGGTGGATAGTTAAACAACTATTTACTAAAGTAAAAGCAGATAAAGTAGAGTATAAGCATATGGATCATTATCCATTTAGTGGTTATTCAGCAATGAGCTGGTGTGGTTACTTGTTAAGTAGAAAACCTGAATCTCAGATTAAGCCTACTACTTGGAATCACGAAAATATTCATCTCTATCAAGCTAAAGATAGAAAGAGATGGATGAGTTATTATTGGTCTTATGCATGGTCATGGATTAAAGGTAACCCTATAATCTATCCTGCATCTAGTGCTTACTATACTATTCCTTATGAAATGGAAGCTTATGCTAACGACGATAACTTTGATTATCTGAAAACACGTAAGCCTGAAGATCTTGACAAATATAAGATTAAGGATAGAAAGAAGACTTATAAGGCTAATAAGAAGAATTGGAGACAGTATCTTAAAACAATTAAATAATAGGAGGAATTAATTATGGCTTGCAAGGGCGGAAAGAAATCCAAAGGTGGAAAAGGCGGAAAGAAATAATTGAAAGATTATGGATAGACAAGCATTTAAATAGAGAATGCAAAACCTAAAGTCTTACCGGGAGAATAATCCCGGTAAAGGCTATTGGGACTGGAAGGTAGAAGCATTTGCAGATGGTGGTCAGACAGGTGATCCTGAGAAGGAAAGATTCTATCAAGCTACAGGTAGAAGTATTTGTTCCTAGTGGTTTAAGAAATGTAAAAGCTGCTGCTAGATACATTCCTACTGTAAATAGAACTGAACAAAGTTTAATAAATTAGGCTCTGGGTAATATTAGTAAGAAAAGAGATTATTTATCAGATATAGCTAATTCTAGAAATAGAGTTCTAGAAGATATTAATACGATACCTTACCGTAATAGAGCTGAATAGGCAGATAAAATATTCGGTACTAATTATAGTGAAACTTATGATCTGCTTGATGATTTGTATCAACATAGGTACTTTGATTTACCTGAAGTTCAACCCAAAGATATGGTAGCTTCTGGAAGATTATAGGCTAAACCATTTGCAGAAGAACGATTTAAAAAGACCGGAGTAGGAGCAGAACCTAATGAGTTTGATTTATGGGTAAACACAGGAATGTATAGAGATCCTATGCAATTAGCTAATCATGAGATGAATCATTATACTGATTATATAATTAGTAGAAATGCAAATACAACTATCAACAATAATATGTTAAAACAGCTAGAGAATTCATTAAAATAGACAGACGCTACTGACTATTACAGAAAAGGTACAGAATAGAAAGCTTATATGAATTAGCTAAGAACTATGCTCAAATAGAATGGAGATATATAGAATTTAGATGAACCAGTATCGTCTACTCTACTTAAGAAGTATCTAGATAAAATGTCTGATAGTGATCCTATAAAGAAGATGTTTAAACAGCATAAGAATATTAATGCATATACTAAATGGTTTAACGCTATTCCGTTGCTTGGTACTACTGCATTAGGAGCTAATGCTTACTTTAATAATAATAAAAATGAGTGATCTGATAGATTATACAGGTATCATGCCGGAATATCCCATACCTTCATATAAGTATGGTGGTATTCATATAAAGAAAAAGAATAGAGGTAAGTTCAATGCTTTAAAGAAAAGAACTGGTAAAACAACCGAAGAACTTACTCATAGTAAAAATCCATTAACTCGTAAAAGAGCTATCTTTGCTTAGAATGCGAAAAAATGGAAACATAAAGGAAGAAAGAAAAAATAATAAATCTAATTATATATAATTATGGATAATATAACATTGAACGGTTTTGAGGTGTTTGAAGAACTCATACCAGGAGCAAATGTAAAGAATAAACCTGTTGTTTCTCCTACTAATGAGGAAGAGGAAGAAACAAAAATTGATCTTGAAGGAGTAGGAGAAGAACTCAGTGAAGAAGAGTTAAATAATATTCGTAAGAATACGAAAACTGAAACTGAGGAAGAGAAAGAGGAAGAGCTTGAAGAAGAAGATAAAGAAGTAAAATCTAAATCTAAAGCTAAACCTAAAACTACTACAAAGGAAGAAACAGAAGAACCTGAAGTTGAGGAAGAAGAACCAGAAGAGTCTACTGATGAAACTACCATAGTAACAGGTTTCTTTGATTCTTTGTCTGAAAAGTTAGGTTGGGATGATATTGAGGATGATGATAAACCTAAGACTGTTGAAGATCTTATTGATTACTTTAACGATGTAATTGAAGAAAACTCAGTACCACAATACGCTAGTGAAGAAGTTGAGCAACTTGATAAGTTTGTTAAGAATGGTGGTAATTTAAGAGATTATTTCTCAATTGACAGCGAAGTCGATCTTGATGATATTGATCTTGAAGATGAGAGTAATCAGAAGTTAGTATTAAAAGAATTCCTTAAAGAAAAAGGTTTTAATACTAAACAAATTGAAAAGAAACTTACCAAATATGAGGAAGCTGGTATTCTTGAAGATGAATCATAGGATGCTGCTGAGGCTCTTAAGGATATAAGAGAGAGTAAGAAACAACAGCTATTGAAAGATCAAGAAAATGCTGCCAAGCTTGCAGCTCAACGCCAACAGGAGTACTTTGATACCGTTGTCAACGAAATAAAGGGCATGGATAATATCCGCGGTGTTAAAATTCCAGAAAAGGATAAACAGACACTATTAGAATATATATTCAAGCCCACCTCTGATGGTATGACTAAATTCCAAAAGGATTGGTCTAAGAGCGTAAAAAATTTAATTGAGTCTGCCTACTTTACTATGAAAGGAGATACACTTGTAAAAGCCGCCGAAGTAAAAGGTCAAAATGCAGCTATTAACAAGTTTAAGAATAGTCTTAATAGAACAGGAGTAAGTAGAAAGACTAAGAAACAGGATAACACTAGCACCGAGTCTATGTGGAATTCTTTTGCGCGAAGATTACGTGCAGATTAATATTAACTAATAAAAAATTAAAATTACTAGTATTTTATGGATAATAATATTCTAAATAACTTAGTTTTATACAAAGGTAAATGGTTCAGTGATTTGATTGATACCGCTAAGATTTCTGCGGCTTCTCAATAGAATCCATATCAGGTTGCTACCGTGTTGTCTTATGTATTCGGAACTAAGGATAATGGTTACAACACTTCTTTGGATATGCTTACTGGTGGTCTTGGTAATGTAATGACCATTGATCAACCGAGCTGGGAGTGGAATGTAATGATTGATGCCGATAGAGCAGTTACAATTAGAGATGCAAAATGGAATGGCGCAGCTATTACAGATAATTCAACTGCGGGTCTTGGCAATACACCGATTATGTTATGGCTTGAAGATAACTGGTTTGGTCCTACTGCTGTATTGGAATTTGACGATAAGGAATTCCAAGTACGTGTAGCAGGTGCTCCGTACCAAGATGGTAACTTGTGGGTATATACTTGTTTTGTAGCTGATGGTTAGCCTACTTCTTATATTCCTGCAGAACTCTTGAAACCGGGTTGCCAAGTATCTCGTCTGGCTTCTGCTGTTGAAGAGTACAGTGAAGAGGGTGATATCCTGAACTATAATACTCACTTCAAGATGCGTAATTATCTTACTACAATTCGTATCAACTATGATATTACTGGTTCAGCTTATTCTACAGTAATGGCAATTGCTTTGCAGGATCCTAAGACTGGTAAGAAGTCTTATTTGTGGGCTGATTATCAGGAATGGGTAGCTCTGCGTGAATGGTATAAGAGATGTGAACGTATGCTGGTTTACATGAAATCTAATGTAAATAAAGATGGTTCTTGTAATCTGAAGGGTACTAACGGTCGTCCAGTATTTATTGGCGCTGGTCTGTTAGAACAGATTGCTCCGTCTAACAGACGTTACTATACTCATCTTACTGCAGAACTGTTGGAAGACTTCCTGTTTGACCTGTCTTACAATGTACTTGGTACTAACGAACGTAAGTTTGTTGCATTGACTGGTGAAATGGGTATCCGTGAATTCGATAGAATCCTGAAAGAAAAGGTAGTTAACATGCACTTGATTGATACTGTATTTGTAACTGGTTCTGGTGACAGCCTTACTTTTGGTGGTCAGTTCAAGACTTATAAGATGACTAATGGTATCGAGTTGACTCTGAAGTATTTCCCGCTGTATGACGATATTACTTACAATCGTAAGTTACATCCGGTTACTTTGAAACCGCTGGAATCATATCGTATGACATTCCTGGATCTGGGTAGACGTGATGGTGAAGCTAATATCGTTAAGGTAGTTCGTAAGGATCGTGAATTCGTAACTTGGACTACTGGTGGTGCAGTTCTTCCGTCTGGTTATGGTAAGTCTATTAATACTCTGAGATCTAATGGTAAGGATGGTTACACTGTATTCTTCCTTGGAGAAATGGGTATTATGCTTAGAGACCCCAGAGCATGCGGAGAATTAATATGTGACGCAGATTAATTCAAAAAAGTTAAACTAATTTGGGAATCTTATTAAGCTACTCCCGTTATTAACATATCTAACACATTAAGGATATGAAAAGTAACGAAGTATATAAAATAACAAATAAGTTAACTAATAAGGTTTATATTGGAATAACAAATCAAGGTTCTGGTGCGAGATATCGCCATCATTGGTATGAATCTCGCATCGGCGAACCTTCTCCGATTCATCGTTCTATGGCGAAATATGGCGAAGAAAGTTTTACATTAGAAATAATTGATTTTGCTGATACCTACGATGAGTTAAAAGAAAAAGAGAAATACTGGATTAAATGGTATAATTCTACAGATAGGGTATAACTTAACTGAAGGCGGAGACGGAACTTTTGGTAGAATGCATTCTGAAGAGACCAAAGAAAAAATCAGACAAAAGCCTTAGGTCGTAAAGCGTCAGAAGATACTAAAAAGAAGATGTCTGAATCTAGAAAAGGTAAATGTTCTGATAAACAAAAGGAACACTTATCTAAATTGCAAGAGCAATGTAAAACTAAAGTTTATCAGTACTCTAAAACTGGAGAGTTTATAGCAGAGTATGATTCTATTATAGAGGCTTGCAAAGCTAATGGTTTAAGCCGTAATACCATCCGCATCCAATTAAAGAATCCTCCAAGAAATCCAAATGATCACAGAATAAAATTTCTCTGGAAAACTGTTAAAACAGAAAGATACTAACTGAACAATCTAATTAATAATTATGGAAGTAATCGTTAGAATAATTAAAACTAATCCCTGGACTGGGATTACTAAATGGCCTACATGTTTTGATTATGTAAGCTCTTACTGGACTAGATCTGGTAATTTATATACTGGTTTATCTGTAGAAGATGCAGCTAGATTAGAAAAAGAAATTGGTTATCCTGAGGGGTAGTTATCACCCAGTAGTGCATTTTGGGATACTTTTGCTATTAAGATAGGAAGAAAAGATGTAGTACTTGATACTAATAGACCCGAGGATGAATTAAAATATTTGTTCCTTAAGAATCATAAGAGAGTAGCAAACGGTTTAAATAATATCAAACCTGGTACAGATTATGTTATGATTAATAAGGATAGTGAAGCAGAAGAACAGAATAAGTTCAATAAGGTTAAGCGTGAAGCATATAGAGAAATGGATAAGATGTCTACTGAAGAAATGCGTAAGTGTTTACGTCTCTATGGTATGAAATCAGACTCTATGTCTAATGAAGTTGCTGAAGCCAAATTGTCAGAATTTATTGAAGCTGATCCTTCTAAGTTCTTGATGAAATGGGTAAATAACCCTAATAAAGAAATTAACTTCGTAATTGAAGAAGCTATTGCTAAAAACATTATTAGAAAGAATCGTGCTCAATATTACTTTGGTACTGATTTAATTGGTAATGGTCTTGAAGATGTAATTGCTTATCTTAAGGATAAGAAGAATCAAGATATTAAATTAGCAATACTTAATGAAATTAAATCTAAGTAATGACTAATAAAGATTCTCATATAATTTTCAAGGTAATTCTGGATAAGAATGCAGAAGGTATTGCTTATGGCGGATGCCCCGCATTTTTAGACTAGGAAGTAGACTTATTTCTTAATCAAGCACAGCTAGAAATCTTAAGTAATAAGATTACTGGTAACAATGCATTAAGAGTAGGTTTAGAAGGTTCTGTATCTAACTTATCTGAAATAGAGAAGTTAATAGCTACAGATGTTAACCTTCATGCTGTACATACAGACTATAATGAGTATGCATTAGAAGATGTTCATGATGAAGATAATAGAATGACTATACTTAGTGTGTTACTTAAGTATGGACAATTCTAGACTAACTGTGTACTTACTAGTCATGAATTAGTAAAGCCTTTTAAGCAGACTTATAATAATATACCTTGGGTAGAGAATCCAGTGGCTACTTTAGAAAATAATAAACTCTTAGTATACGTAGATCCTGTTTTAATGCAGGATCCTATGTATGCTCCAAGAGTAGAAGATAATACAGAGTTCTATAAAGTAGATCTAACTTATGTTAAGAAACCAACTAAGTTTGATTATACTAAACCTGAACAAGAATTAGACTTCCCTGAAGATGTTATGTATGAGATTATTAATAGAGCAGTAGTAATTGCTTTAGAGAATATAGAATCTCAAAGACAATCTTCTAAGTTTTAGTTAAACCAAGTATCTGAATAATTATGTGTGAGAGAGATTTTCAAATAAATATAGAGAGGTAGCTTAACAATATCATACCTAATTATAATGAAACTATCAAGTTTCCTTCAGATACTTTGTTTCATTTTATAAATAAAGCTAAAGACGAATATGTTAAATAGAACTTTAGAGTATTCTAGAGAAACCAAGAGATTACTGATAACATACGTACTTTAGTGAATACTAAGAGCTATACTACTTATAGCTTTAGTAAATTAGGTAATAAATGGGAAGCCGATTATCCTGAAGATTATATGTTTGCACTTGGTGAAAATGTATATATAAGTATAAAGGATAATAAATGCAATAACTTAATTACTCGCGAATCTGATGTAATAGAGGCTACAATAGAGACAGTAAGCTCCAGACTAAGTAATAGTCTATCAGATCATAGATTACGTTATAATCAAGCAAAACCTATTAGAGTATATACTGACAATAAAATTGTATTATATACTGATGGTAATTATAGTATAAGTTCTTATGAGCTTACTTACTTAAGAAAAGCTAAGGACTTAGGTACTCTCTAGGATTTAACTAAAGAGTATACAGATTTACCAGAAAATACACATTAGGATATAGTGGATCTAGCAGTTCAAATGATAGTACAAACTATACCTAATACTAGTTCTAAGAAATCTTAGGACGAATAATTAAGGCGCTTACGGCCGTGGAAATCTGAAATAATGAAAGTAGAAAGTAAGCGAATAGACTAAGCGCTAATGTCTAATTTAATTTTAATATTTTAATATGTTACAATCAGTACATTCCGTATTAATCGGAAAACAAGCTCCTGCTGCTTATACTACAGTAGATGCATTAGCTGTTGGTGATGTTGCTTTGTTCGACGAGAATAAGGCTCTTATTGAAAGAGCTGCTGATGCAGTGAATGCTAACTCTCTGTATGTAGGTGTAGTAGGTGAAAAGATGAATGTTACTATGCCTGATGGTACAGTAGCACAGAAAGCTAATATTGATTTCTCTACTGAAATCCAGAAAGCTTCTAAACCGTCTGCAGTAATTGGCAAATATGCAGCTCCTGTTGAAGAAAAGATTGAAATCACTTTAACTAACGCTACTATTATTGCTGGCAATCGTTACGTTTTGCGTATTGTTTATAAAGATATGTATGAAGCTGCTTGGCAGTTTACTCATACTTATGAAGTATATGCTGAAACTACTACAGCTAAAGATTTAGTAGACGCTTTCTTGAAGAAGATTAACGCTCACAAGAATCGTAGAGTACAGGCTACTGCTTCTGCTGCAGTTCTGACTTTGACTGCTATGCCGAAGGATGATAACGAAGGTGTTTACTCTTTGAGTGAATACAGCGTTGTATCTATGGAAGCATCTCTGTATGAGACTATTCCTGGTGCATTGCTTGCTAATCAGCCTAAGGCAGTTGTAGGTGCTACGATTGTTAAGACTGCTGGTAATCCTGGTAAGGGTTATTGGAAGCAAGTACGTGATGCAGAAGTACGTAACATGGGTTATAAAGGTCACGTATTTACTGGTGCATATCCTATTGTTGAACAGGCTCGTAAAGTAGTAGAAGATGCAAAATATGATTATGCTATCATCGAAAACGATAACCTGTACTTGAGCAATGATAATCAGTATATCAAGACTACTCCGTTGACTACGGAAGTTTATTGTCCTAGTTTAGTTGGTTCTATTGTAGATAAGGGTATTCAGTCATTTATTGCTGGTAAGACAATTGCCTAATCCACGTTAGAGAGATTGAATTTGGGATAAGATTCCTTTTACAAACTACAGAAGTGGAGTTGTGGAATATTCCACTCTCCACTTTTTTTATTGTTGATATATGGACAAATTAACAAATATACAAATAGATGGTGATAAACTAACCTTCAAGATAGAGACTGAAGTAGACCTTAGCAGCTATAGTAAGGAAGTTTATATAGATGAAGTATGGAATTTAAAGAACATACTTGAAGACAGTCCTATACATAACATTAGCTTTTCTGAGAATATTACAGTAGATTCCGAAAATAATGTAACTGTAACTAATGACGATATTCTAGAATTAGATTGGAATATGAAGTATGTTACTTTGAGATGTTTTACGGAATAGGAAGAAATACATTTTCATGGCATATACTACAATCCTTCAATTGTATATATGGCAGAGATTAGGAAATTACATACTCACTGCTCAACTTGTTTAGATGATCAGACTATGCAGAACATAATGTTAGTAGTCTTTAAGAGATAGCTGCTTGAGTATGCTTTAGCATCCGATTACTATCGCGATGCTTTACAATTATATGTAGATATCTGTAGATTACTTGAGACATCTATTAAACCAGAATGTGCAGCTAGTACTTGCTGTAACAATGCTATTCTTACTCAGAAAGGTGATTGTTTCAATACAGAAAACGATAAATGTCTTCACTTAGAGAAAGAGCGTAACTCTGCTACTTTATTTAGTGGTATTTGTTACTCTTGTTCTAATAATACTTGCAGTACAGGAAATTGCAGTAATGGTTATTGTAAATTATAAAATAAACAGATATGATACAAAAATGTGATGGTGTAAAGATATTGGACTTAGAAGAGAAGCTTGAAGCTACAGGTAGTGAATACATTGTTACTGCAGAAAAAGACAATAACTATAAATTACCACTTGAATCAGTAGCTGATATAGTTATAGGTAATTCTAAGTTTAAGGCTGCAATTAAGGATGTATACGAATCAAGTACTCCTACAGCATCTGTATCTTTAGATAAAGATAAGTTCTTATTCTCATTTGGTATACCAGCAGGTAGAACAGGAGATGCAGGTAAGGACGGTAAAGATGGTAAAGACGGTAAAGACGGTAAGGATGGTATTGATGGTGTACCAGGTATAGACGGAGATACTACTAGAGTAGTAATAGCATACAAATCTACTAAAACTATACAAAGACCCGATACTCCTGTAGGAGGTAGCTGGGATTACGATACTAATACTATTACATATCCTGAAGGTTGGTCTGGTAGTGATAGTAATCCTAATGGTTATGTATGGATGTCTACTGCTACATTCTCTAGTAAAGGTACAATAGTAGTGCCTTGGAGTACACCTGTAAGACTTACAGGAGCAGATGGTCATGATGGTGCAGATGGTAGTAATATTGAGTTTGTATATAAACTTACTATAACTAGTTTGGTTACACCTACTAAACCTACAGGTAACAGCTAGACTGAAGCTATTAGACAAGGGTGGACTGATCATCTAACGGGTATTAGTGAGCAATATCAATGCGAATGGGTTTGTTCTCATAACTTACAAACTGATGGTAGTTGGAGTGAGTGGAGTGATCCTACTATTTGGTCTAAATGGGGAGTAAATGGTAAAGACGGTGATGGAGTAGAGTATATATATCAGCGTACTAAATTACCTGCTTCTCCTCAAGAGATTACAGATAACAATCCAGATCAAGATGAGTATATACCTCAATCAGCTCCTGGTGAACAACCTTGGACAGATGATCCTAAGGGAGTAAGTGAAGAGTTTAAATATGAATGGGTTAGTAAGAGAAAATATAAAGGTGATACTCACAAATGGGGTAACTTTAGTTCTCCGTCATTATGGGCTAAATGGGGTGATGATGGTCAAGATGGTCAACACCTTAGAGTAATGTATACTAAGACATCTGGTAGTGATGTTAAGCCTAGAGACCCAGATAGATTAAATATTAACCCTGGTAGTATTTGGGGTGTAGGTATGCCCTCTGTGACTGGTAAAGAAGCCATATGGGGTATTCAAGCTTTAGTTACTTTTGATAATAAGTTAGTAATTGATGAATCTCTGCCTGAAGACGAAAGAGGTTGGCAAGGGCCTTATTTAATTACAGGTGTACCTGGTCTTGATGGTAATAACTTCAATTATCAAGTAGAAGCATTTAAATAGAGCTAGACTCAACCTGAGAAGCCTACTAGTAATGACCCATATAATCCTGGTGATGGTTGGGTACTTACTCCTGATATGTCCACAGATATATGGTGGAAATCTGTAGCATTAGTTCAAGGTGAAACAGGTTCTGTAATAGAATGGGGAGCTGTAGTAAAAGTAACTGGTCAAGGAGTTGTTATTAAAGGTACTTTAGATTCTACAGACGATCTTCCGACGGAAGGTAACCAGATAGGAGATGGATGGGTTATCGATGGTTTCTTGTGGGTATGGAATGGTAGTGAATGGGTAAATGTAGGTAAGGTTCAAGGCACGGATGGTAACTACTATGAATACAGATTTGCTAGAAACAATAGTTGGGAAACAGCTCCTCAGTTAAATGCAGCTGAACGTTATCCTGCAGGTTGGAGTTCTACTGCACCTGCTTTAAGTAGTGGTAAAGTATTATGGGCTACATTTGCTCTTATTAATGGTGGAGATAACACATTAATGGAACAATGGTGTGATCCATACTATATGACTGGTATGACTGGTGATAACGGTGGTTCTGGTGTTCCTGGAGTAGGTTACGAAGTTAGATACTGTAAAGGTACTGAAACTACTTATACTGGTGAAACTTGGAGTGACTCTATGAAATGGAAGAGAAATCCTACAGGTTGGTCTATGGATGTTCCTGAGCTTACTAATGGAGATGAGTATAATTATATATGGTTTATTCAATGTAGAGTGATTGGTGATTCAATGGAAACTGCATGGTCTAAACCTAATCCTATGGGTGGTATAATTACTCCAGATCCAGTAGGTTCACAACCTATAGCATATCCTGCTGGTATATATAGTACTAGTACTCCTTATATTAACGATGGGGAGAAAGCACCTTACGTATACGATACTAGTGATGGTAACTACTATTTCTTAAAATCAGTAATGACGTGGATTGGTACTCAACAGAATAATGAATCTCCTGCTACAGATACATCTGGTGCATGGACTGTATTAGAGAATTATGAGGCAATCTATACTGATTTACTTATTGCACCTAATTCATTAGTAGGTGGGGCTGTATTTAATAACAACTTGATGTTCTCACAAAGAGGTAAGAATGCTAGTGGTGGTGATAGTTCTGAGTATCATTTGATTAATACTTCAGATCCTATGAATACCTCTAATTCATTTAGACCTAATTTCTTGTTAGACTTTGCGAATGGTGAAGCTTACTTTGGAGCTGGGGGTATACACTTAGCTGCTGATTCTGAGAATAGTTAGTTACAGTTAACTACGGCAGACACTAAGCTTACGTTAGACGGTAGCGGATTAAGTATGATTAACAATACTGGTGGATTGTCTACAGTAGGTACTTATATAAAAAAGAGTAACATATCTCAACTTACTAACGACTATTAGTTTAAGTTAGATTCAAATGGAATGCACTTAGGTTAGGCTCAAGCTCCGTTCACTAGTTGGTTTGATGTAAGCTCTAGCGGTAGTTTAAAATTAAATGACAGTATAACTATAGGAAATACAAGCGATGAGCATGCTATTATTAATAGGGGTAGTTTCTCATTAAAGAATAGCACTCTGGATAATATAGTTATTACTTATGATAATACTACTTCTTCAATAGTACTAAAGAACCCAACAGGAACAGATTCATCTAGAGTAGAAATAAAGGCTTTAGATGATGATGCCTCTGAAGCTATCTCTGTAACTGCTTACGATTCTTAGGGTAATAAAGCGTACATATCTCCACTAGGAGTGACTGTATCCGATGGTGTAAATACTCATATAGATATTATGAAACGTATGATTACAGTAACTAACTCTAGCGGTACGTATATTGGATGGACTGGTACTAAAAATGGTTTGCGTTTTATAGGCGGGGTTTGTGTTGGTGTAGCTTAATTAAACTACTATGGATAAAGCAAAAGAATATATAAACAGTAAAACAAACTCTATACTTAAAACTAATATACTTAGGAACAATAGAGATGTTGTAGCAACCATAGTATACAATGAATTAACAGATTTATTGGAGTTTAGTAACACATCTAGTGTTACTACTCCTATAGATTCTGAAATACTAAAGAGATACTTACATTAGGTTAAACCATAGTTATATAGTGGTATACCTATGAAACTCAAACCGTATTGTATTAAGTGTGGTTGTGGTAATGGATACTTTAGAGGATTATACGATCCTTATGTATTAGCATTGTTGACAGAGGATGCAGATCCTTGGTTATGGGAAGATAACGGTGTAGTACTGTTAGAATAGTAGAAAGAAAATAATTTGATTGACAATGATAGCAAGAATTAAAGGTTTAAAGATTAGTCAAGCTTCAGAACGTACTGCTGTCACAGGATAGGAAATGATTCCATTCCAAGATGGTGAAAGAAATGGTAAGATCCGAATGATATAGTTTAAAGATATGATTATGTATATCTTTGATCCTACTATTGTTGATGGTAAAGTAAGTCAAGAAGATTATGACGCATTAAAGCAAGCTATAGAGGAAGGTAAGCTTATCTATACTATTAACTCTAAGAGAAATGGTTTAGACTTAGCAACTGAAGTAGCTATAGTTGGTGGTACTATATATATTGAATCTCCTGATTTTATTAAAGAAGAGGGTACAGATAATATATCTCAAGTAGTATTTGATACTATTACTGTAGATGGTTCATTAAACTATAGTAAAGAACAATATACTACTACAGTAATTAAGACTACTGGTGATGGTACTAAAGTACTTACAGATAATGGTCAGTATGTATATATAGGTAATTTAGCATTAACTAATATTAAGTTTAAAGATGGTACTAATACATCTACTTATGATTTAGTAACTAACGGCATTACCTTTAGGCAGAATAGTACTCCTTGTGTATCTTGGAATACTGTTAAGAGTGGTAACAATATCTATATGGATATACGTATAGCTAATGCTACTGCATCTATGGATGGTCTAATGAGTAAGGAAGACTATGTAGAACTTAATACTACTATTCCTGGGCAGATTGAAGATCTAAAGGAAGCTGACTCCAATATAAATAATAGAATAGACGATCTTGATGATAAGATTGATAAGGAGATTGCTGATAGAGAAGCAGAGATAGACCGTATAGAGAATAAGTTTGATGGAGGAGTTACCGATAAACTAGAGGACGCTCTACAGAAAGAGATTGAAGATAGAAAAGCAGGCGACACTACTATTACTAATAGTTTAAATGCATTCATTAGTACTAAAGGTCAACCTAGCGGTTTAGCTGAATTAGACTCAACTGGTAAGGTTCCTGCAGCTCAATTACCATCTTATGTAGATGATGTATTAGAGTTCTCTACTAAAGCTCAATTCCCTCAGACTGGTGAAACAGGTAAGATATATGTATCTAAGGATACTAACTTAACATATAGATGGACTGGTACTCAATACTTAGAGATTAGTTAGAGTTTGGCATTAGGTGAAACTCCTAGTACGGCGTATCCTGGAGATAAAGGTAAAGCTAATAGAGATGCTTTAAATAGTATGCCTACTAAGCTTACTTCATACCTTACTCCTACTACTAGTACTGGTGAATTAGTTAAGATTAACTATAAGTATGCAGCTAAAGATGGTTTGAATTATGGTCCTCTGCAGGATGATAATATAGATATACCATCAGCTACAACTACTAATGCGGGTGCTATGTCTGCAATAGATAAAGGTAGATTAGATGATTTATATGATGAATTTGGTAGTATAGAGAATCCAGGTGATAAGCTTGATTCACTACCTAATAACTTAGTTACTGGTATAGATGCAACGTCTAGAAATGCAACTAGCGTAACTATTAATTATAAGCAATCTGATTTATCTGCAGCTAGTAATTCATATGCTAATCCTATTACTAAGTCATAGACTATACCTGCTGCTACACAATCTGCAGCTGGTGTAATGACTGCTACTGATAAATAGAACTTAGACGTCAATATACCTAATAGAATTACTAATCTAGATAATAGAGTAACTACTGAAGTAGATAGATTAGAAGAGCTTATTGAGAATAGTCCAAATGATATCATCAATGATTTGAATGTAGAAATTCAAGCTAGAAAAGATGGTGATAATCAGTTACAAACTAATATCAATAATCTGTAGTCTACTATGAATACAGAATTAGCTAAGAAGGTTGGTAAAGTAACTGTAGCTGGTTCTGGTAATGCTGTTACTACTGCATCTATTAGTGGCGATACTCTTACTCTAACTAAAGGAGCTACATATAATAACTATGTACATCCCGCTGGTTCTGCACCTAGTAAAGCATCTGGATTCTATAAGTTCTCTACAGACGCAACTAGTCATGTTAAACAAGTTGCAGCTGTAACTAAAGCTGATATAACTGCTTTAGGTATCCCTGCATAGAATACTAATACTACATATACATTTGCTAATGGTTCTGCTGGTAATTTTACAGTAACTCCATCTGGAGGTAGTGCATAGACTGTAAGCGTTGGTAAACCAGCTAATGCAGGTAATGCTGACACAGTTGGTGGTATCAGTCCATCTGCTTTCGTAAAGAAAGCTGGTGATACTATGACTGGTAACTTGAATTTTGATAACAATACCGGAATCATTACAACTATCACTGCAGATGGTAGTCATATTGTTAAAATAGGCTCTGCAATTACAGGAGGATGGGCAAGAGGGTACAACTTCTTCAATAATAACTCAGGAGCAGCCTTAGCTGCAATAGGGTGTCTTGGAGGAGGACAGACACTCAGTTATGCTTATATTGGCAATACCTGTGAAAATACTTGGCAAAGATGGAATTCATCAGGTTCTGTTATAACTGTGCCATTAACTACAGCTGCTATTACATCTTCAGGGTCCGTTAAAACCACTGAGGAAATGACTGCTAAATACCTCCGTTTTGAAAAAGGTGGTACTAATGTAGGTTATATAGGGGCTGGTTCTACTGCTAACAACGATATATACATATAGTCGCAAAATGATAATTCTATACACTTTTGTGTATCTGGTTATAGTACATCTGCAGGTATGACTGTACACACAAATAGTAATGTATCCATAGGAGGTGATGCAGCTACAGAAAAACTCAACGTTGCAGGTAATATTACATCTACTGGCAAAGTATCCGCAACTAATGGTTTCTTCAAAGAATCTGATGCCCGTTTAAAATCAGATATCAAACCTTTAGATTATACTTTAGACTAGATATGTTCTATACCAACTGTATCATTTATAATGAAGGATTAGAAGCAAATAGGTACTATAGCATAGAACTTAGAGGAATTAGGTTTTAAAGATATAGTAGATGAAAGCATTACTCCTAAATCTGAAGTAAGTAATCCCGAACAGTTTGAATCATTCACTAAAGATGGTGAAGAGTATGTTAAGGTTAAGAAGGTAGAGTATGAAATGTTAGGTGTATTAGCTATTGAAGGAGTTAAGATGCTTAAGGATGAGATTGAAAAGCTTAAAGCTGAAATAGAAACTTTAAAGAATAAGCAGCATGAGTAATGAAATAGCAACATATTCTATGATATTAAGTAAGCTTAGTCTAGGTAAGAGTGGGGCAGAATGTCCTACTAAGACCTAGATTTTAGCTATTAATTCATTGATAGTTATTGATAATGCTTCTACTTATGGAGCTAATGAATGTGTAAAGATAGATGATATACGTAAGAAGGTAGAGACTTGGAATTACTATTTAACAGTATCTCCTACCAGTATGTCATTTGGAGCTGGTGGTGGTAGCAAATCTTTTACTGTTAGTTCTTATAAGAGAAAGGTATTAGATGGAGTAGAATAGAGTGGTGATACTAGTGTGTCATTGAAATCTACAGTTATATCTGGTAGTGGGTTCTCTTTAAGTGGAACTACAGTAAGTGCTTCTGCTAATGAAAGCAATTCAAATAGAACAGGTACAGTCACTATAACTTAGAATGAGTCTAATAAAACTGCTACTATTAGTTTATCACAAAATAGAGATACTATTAGTTCATATGGTGAATGGACTATATTTGTATCAGCTAGTCCTACTAGTGTATCTAGTAGTGGGGGTACTTCTACTATTACAGCTAGTGCTAAGAGAACTATATTTTGGGAGAGTGGTTATGTTTCTGAAGGAACAGGTTATCCTACATTGTCTACTAACTTAGGTAGTCTTAGTAGTAGCTATTCACCTAGTACTTTAACATTAGGAGAGAATACATCTACATCTAGTAGAACTGCAACTATTAGCGCAACTTACGATGGTAAGTCAGCTACTTGCACAGTTACACAAAGTGGTGCTACACCTTCTACTACTTATACCTTCTCTGTTAATCCGTATAAAGTTAATGTAGGTTCTAGTGGTGGATCTGGCAGTGTAACTATTAGTTCTTATAAGACAGTTGGTAGCAGTACTTATGATGTAGATTATAGTATAGATGGTAGTACGTTACCTTCATGGGCTTCATTTAACAAAAGTACTTCTACATTTACTATACAATCAACTACCAGTACTATAGGTAGAACAGCAAAAGTATGTTTTGATTAGGATGAATCTGGTAAATGGGATTATGCTGAATTAACCCAAACAGGGTATACTCCACCTGCAGATACGTATGTATTTACTTGGGAAGGTGGTAGTACTTCAGATACTAGCGCAAGCCTCCCGTGGAATTTTTCTACTAATGGAACTGCTGTTAATATACCTGTAATATCTACTAAGAATGGTAGTAGTCAATCTTGGAGTGTGTCTAGTAAACCTAGCTGGATAACTACTTCTACTACTAGTAGTAAAGTTACTATCAGTGCATCCGATAATAGTGGATCTGCAAGAAGTGGAAAAGTAGTATTAACTCAGAGTGGTTCTGGTAATACATTAACTGTTAATGTTAGTCAAGATGCTAAGCCTGCTGAAAATGTATATGTATTTACAATAACACCAAATACATATGATGCTCCATATAATAGTAGTACCGCTTTCATACCAAGAACAGTATCTACTAAGAATGGTAGTAATATAGGCTATAGTTTAACTTCTGGTGGTACTGATTGGGTAGTTGTATCTACAACTGGAAAAATAACTGTAGAGATATTGAAAAACACTACTTCTAATACTAGAAGTACTACTCTAGTATTTACATAGAATGAATCTGGTAAGACTCAATCTATAAAGATAACTCAAAGCGGTTATACTCCTACATATACGTTTAACGTAACTCCGACGAATTTAGGCGTAACTGCAGCAGAAACGAACGAGACGCTTACAGTGAATTCTTATAAGACTGTACTTAAAAGCGACGGTAGTGAAACTACACAATCTCTAAACTACGAATTCTCGTCAAACGCATTTTGGGTTAATGCTAAACAAACTACAACCCACACTATATATATAACTGTAGCATAGAACTTAACAACTAACTAGAGAAGTGCTAAGATTACTTTAACTCAAGCAGAGAGTGGAGCTCAAGTATTTGTAAATGTTATTCAAGATGGGGCAGAGGAAGTAGTTAATAAATTAACTTTGAATAGTCTTACGTATGATAATGGTTATTTATTCCTTTCAGGTACGAAACCAGTAAACCCTAATGATTATTCTTACTTCAGGTTCGTGGCAGGTGCTTCTTTTCATTGGTATGCTAGTCGTGGTATAGTAGTTAATGAGGGCACTGCGTACGCCGGTGATACGGTAGATATATATGTATATTCGAGCGGTAGATATTAGTTAGTAAGGTCATTTTAGTTGCAATTAGGAGAACAGACAGTTAACTACTAATGTATCCATACTTAGCACATATGACAGATAGAGAATTGTTGGAGCAGATATATCTTCTGCTCCTTCAAATCAACGTAAAGGTAAGTGAGATAGATAATGATACTAAACAATTTGGTATGAACGTAGCAGCCAATCTAGTTGGTGATGCTCTAATGATGAATAACAATGATGCCGAGAGAAGAAATAATTAAACAACTTAAACCTTACTTTAACGTAAAGGAATTAGTATGTAATCACATATATAGTAGATTTGGAGAATAGTCATGGATGTTCTTAAGTACTTAGTTACTACATGTGTTACTGTGTCTACGTACTGATATTTTACGAATGCCAATGCATATTAACATTGGTAATATGCATCAAAGGGGTATGCGTTGCAATCTATGCCCTTTAGTAAAGAGTAAGAAAGGAGTATATGTTAGCGGGCACTGTTTTGATAAAGATACAGAGGTTTTGACTAACAACGGTTGGAAGAAATATTATAACATATTAAATTCTGACATGTTGTTTACATATAATATATAGAATGATTCTATAGAACAGAAGCCTATAGATGGAATAATAAGATATGATTTCGATGGAGAACTGTTATGTGCAGAGAATCAACATATTTCTTATGCAGTAACAGATAAACATAGAATGATAGTTCAAAACCAGACAGGAAAATACAAACGTGTAACTAATAAGGTTATCAGTGAGAAAAAGAATAACGGTTATCATATAGAACTAGCAGATTCAATACACGGTAGTAGAAAATTATTTAAAACAGCAGGTTTATCTTCTTGTAATAATGAATATGATATTAATCTGCTCCGTTTCTGTATGGCTGTAATATCAGATGGATATTTAGAAATAAAAGGAAATTGTGTAGCGTATAGATTTAATTTAAAGAAAGAAAGAGATAAAAAAGAATTAGAAGATATATTATCCGCTCTACATTGGAACTATACAAAAAATTATAGTAAAAGACACGAAAAGAATGGATGCCAAGGTGTATACTCTTATTATATTAACTCTACTACAGGATGTCAAGTTAAGTAGATTATAGGCCTAGATAAAAAGATTCCTTTGTGGTTCTTATCTCTTAAACCAGACATATTAAAGCAGCTAATAATTACATACGCTAAGTTTGATGGTACTTTTGACAATAGAGATAATAATAGTGGAATCACTATATACTCTACTGATGATTATAATACAGATATTTTACAAATAATGTCTATATTATGTGGAATGAGATGCGTAAAGAAACATGAAAAAAACGTATAGGTAAATATTCGTGGTTGCAGTTATAATGTAAAAGACTTTTATAAATTGTTTATAACTTAGACTAAAGACTGTAGTGACGTACAACGTGACTGTTATTATACTAAAAAGTATAAAGGAGTAGTATGGTGTGTTAATAATGAAAACACAACTCTAATAACTAGGCGTAACGGAAAGGTTGTATTTATGGGGAATTGTACAGGTAATGCTATTGACTTTACTTGTGATGATAAAACTGCAGAAGAAATAAGAGAGATAATAAAGGCTAAACCTTTGTTATTACCGTGTAAAATACGTTTGGAGGATGGGGTATCATGGGTTCATATCGATGTATATGATGATGGCACAGAAGATAAAATAACAACATTTAAAGCATAATATATGTTACAGAGAGAGATAGTTAGATTTAGAGCATCAGATGTACAACCTAATCCTCTAGAAGTAGATTATTGGATTGATGTTACTTCCAATTACTATGGTGGCTGTATTAGGTATTATCGTAATGATACTAATACATGGGAGATGCTAGATCTGAATGATAAGCAAGTAGATGCTATCATTGATCATATTAATAAAGCTCTTGACTAGATAGAATAGTTTATTAATGAAGCTATAACTGAAATCAGAAATGAATTAGCTGAATTTAAAGATGAACTGAAAGAGGAAGTTAATAAACTGTGGTAGTATATTAATCAGAAAGTAGAAGAGTTAACTACTCAGATTAACAATATTAGAAATGAGATTAATGATATCAAAGGCGATGTTAATAATATCAAGTAGGATATTACAAATATCAATAATAACATTGATGATATAAACCAAGATATTACTAATATCAATTCTAATATTGAAGAGATACGTCAAGATATAACTAATATAGTAGGTAGTGATTTAAGTTCTATTCAACAGAAGATTACTGAATTAACTCAGAATATACAAGAGTTAGATAGTAAGATTGACCAATAGATTAGTGATTTAAGAAGCTATATAAATAGTGAAATTACTAAAGCTAAGAATGAACTTAAGACCTACGTAGATGGTAAAGTTACTGACCTTACTGAATTAATTAATCAAGAGATTGAGAATAGAACTAATGCGGATAATAACCTACAATCTCAGATTAATGAACTTAAACAATTAATTACTAAAGCACAAGGTGATATTAATACTCACGCTGCTAGAAGAGATAATCCTCATGTAGTTACTAGAGCTCAGTTATCATTAGCTACTACTGATAGTGTAGTATTTAATAAAGTAAGTGCTCCTAGTGGATTCTTTAAAGAATGATGAGATAAACAAGATATTACTAATTCACCTGAATGGAATACTCCAGAACAGGAGATTATTTAATTATTAAATATTTGCAAATATGGTTAAACAAGAAAATCCTAATTTCATAGCATCTAAGTATGCTCCAAATCCTAAAGAGGTTTCTTATTGGATTGACTTAGCAACAGATAGTACTGGTAATGTTATTAAGTCATACAGTCCTGATCTTAAGAAGTGGATACCGTTAAACAGAGATGCTAATGTAGACCAATGGACTCATATTAAAGAGATTGTACAATCTGTTGGTTTGAACTATGATAAGAATAGCGATGTTATATCTTTACCTAATCTTAATAGTAATAACTATTTTAAAGGTAGTAGTATAGTAGATGCTATTAATAAAGGTGATGCTGCTGTAAAAGCTCAAGTAGATAGACTGGATACTAAGATTGATGATGTAAATGAAGACTTACAAGACTTCAAAGTATTAAAGGGTCAACCTAATGGTCTTGCTGAACTTGATAGTAATGGTAAAGTACCTGCTAGTCAATTGCCTTCATATGTTAATGATGTGATGGATGCATATGCTACTTATACTGTATCTCCTACTGGAGTACTTTAGAATATACAGTTATATGTGGATGCTGAACATGAAACTCCTATAGTAGGTGAAAGAGATAAAATATATGTCAATGTAACTCCTGGTGAAGTAAGTTATCAGTTTAGATGGTCCGGTTCACAATGGGTACACATCGATTCTAATGCCATTATTATTGGTGATATTACTGGTACTGCTTATGATGGTGGTAAGGGTAAAGCTATGGAGAATGTAGTTAACTCTATGTCTGATAACTTGCTGAGTACATTCCAATTAGACTAGACTGATGTTAATAACATTACGATTAGCCTTACTGGAGTAGAAAAGAGCGGTGGTAAGTATGCACAGTCTACTTTATCTAATATTACTATTACTCCTGCTACTAATACTGTTGCTGGTTTAATGACCGGTGCTGAGAAAATAGCTATTAATGAAACTCTTCCTGATGCAATCAATGATGAAAAAGTTGCAAGAGAGAATGCAGTGAAAGAACTTAAAGCTAAGGACACAGAACTGCAAGGTAACATTGATAGTTTAGAAACAGCTTTAAATCAAGATATTACAGAGCTTAGAACTACTTTACTTTAGGTGCTTATAAATCTACGAGGAATAGTCCAGCCATAAGTAACTTACTTAGATCTATTAGTAATCCAGAAATTAATTTTAAGCCTATTGTAAGTGCTACTAGAGATCAACTCCAAATTTGGGCTAGAGGTACAAGTACTACTAATTATAGTCGTACTAACAACTGGAATATCTATACTTATGATGCTCACAGAGATCTCACTTGGTTATTCGTAGTAGAATATGCTACATTGAATAGCCAGAAAGCATTTAATGCTAATTTAACTGCAGAGGGTTATCATCAAGGTGGTTTGGGTGATGGAGTAACTTCAGGAGGTGTAAAGGTAAATGGTGCTGATACATGGTCATTTGTACCCTGTGGTACTACTAATTCGTTAGGTAATGGTACTGGTATAATTGAATATACTCATACTAACACTGATGCAGAGGGTACGTCTACTGGTACTAAGGTAGTTAATGTTCCTAGATACCGTGGTATTGAGAATCCATTTGGTGATGTATGGAAGAATGTAATTGATGTAGTAGTTGCTGGTACTGATAATAGTGTATACATCTGCAGAGATTATACTAAGTTTGGTACATTTGAAGGAGGAACTAAACCTACTGCAGAGCAATTAATTGCAGCAGGTTATGAATTACAAGACTTTAAAGAAAGTACAATTACTAGTCAATGTGTAAAAAAACTCGTTAATAATAATTAGGCGGATTTGTTCCCAGCTATAGTGGGTAATGAAGCAAGTGCTACAACTTATTATTGTGATTATTACTGGACGAATGCTACAGCTACTCCTAGAACACTTCTCTGCGGCGGTGGCTCGGACACTGGGTCTGGTGCGGGTTTCTTCTCTTTGTATTCTGGCGCTGGGTTGGACTATTCCTCTAGTGGTATCGGGACTCGAATTACCTTCTATGGTGAACCGGCATTGTCAGCTGCTCCAGCTACACTGGAATTAAATGATGAGGATTATGAACAATTGGATTCTATAGAATCTGAAGAAAACTGGTTTTAATTAACCAACAAAAGGTTGCAGTCATATAGGATGGATTTAAACATTGTAACGGTATTAATTTAAAGAAGATATTACGCTATAAAGAGCTATTAGTTTATGCAAGAAGATTTTCAAAACAGAAACCTTAAATAAACCTTATCGTTATATAATTATAATCTCAAACGGAATTTCGAGCCCTCTCAGATTTTACTCCCCTTTTAATCTGTCAGGGCTTATTTGATTTTGTATTATCAGCTACTATCTATGAATTACCAACAATTAGGAGAACATACTATGTCAATATTTAAGAACATGTTCAGTAGTGCGGATAAATGCGTAGTTTCTGTTATAACTGGGCTACTTTCTATATTCGCACCTGTATGGGTTCCTATCACTGCTGTCGGTATATTAATACTACTTGATGCTATCTATGGTTATAAAGTCTCTAAAAAATACGGGCATCCTAAGATTGAATCACATAAAGCATGGAAAACTATATGGAAGACTAGAGATGCAGCAGTAGCAATAACTAGTGCATCAATAATAGATTAGCTGGTAGTAACCTCTATTAACCTGCACGCTGTAGAAATAGTAGCAGGAATGATAGCCTTAGTTGAGTTTTGGTCGTTACTAGAATCATTTAGCGACTTATATCCTAAATGGAAAATATGGAAAATCCTCAAAAAGGTTATAAAAGCAAAAGGAGAGAAATATTTAGATATATCATTAGATAAAGAATTGCCAGATGATTCCAATACTGAATTAGTTAGTTAATTGGTTTACAAGGAATTTCAGAGCAGTCGCAGTAGGTTTAGTTAGTTTACTTATTGCGACTGTTTTTGTTTAGAACCATTAGCTATAGAAAAAGAATAAAGAGATTGACAGAATAACTAACAATGTTAGAGCTTATGAACAGTTAGCATCCTAGAAGGAATAGTTAAACAGAGTACTATAGCTTACTATAGAAGAATTAAATACTAGTAATGATAGTTTATTAAAAGAAACCAAGGATGCTTAGAAAAAGCTTAAAATCAAAGACAAGAACCTAACTAATATAAATGTAATCAATACCGAGATTAAAGATTCAGTTAGAACTATTATAAAACATAAGCTAATAGATTTCGACGAAGAACTTAAAATTAATCCATTAACAACTATCATAGTTAGTAGAAAGGATTCAATCCTTAAAGCCACATTAGATATTAAGAATCAGTAGATTCTGTTTGTAGAAGAGAAGAAAGAATACAAGAATAAGTACCGTAACGGCTTTATTAGGTTCTTGCACTTTGATTGGAAACGTATGCGTACCAAAAAATATCAGATAGTTAACAGTAATCCAATAATCAAGGTAACTGATACTCGTGTAATTGAGTTACCAAAATGATAATCAATATATTCAATAATATTAATCAATAATAATATGCATAGAATATTTCGTGTAAAGGCTTACGAAGCAGAACACGGTCCTCACTTCAATGAGGAACATGCCCGTAAAGCTGTAAGTAAAATGGAAAATGAGGACGGTACTCGTGGACCACATTGGTCTGTAGAAGAAACTACCGCATTAGCTAGCCAATACGGAATAAATCTGGGTAGCAGATTTAACCGTTATGATTGGTTCGTAGCACTCAACATGGTTTATTCTGACTACTATAAAGTAATTATAAGTATGACTAATTCTAACAGCACTAAGCATTTTGTTGAATTAGCAAAGGCTTGGATCAATGATAAAGACATTAATGAAGGTAAGATGTGGTATTACTATATTTACGTTATGTGTGATAAGATCAGACAAGCTGAAATGGAATGCTATGAGGAAGAAGTTGAAAAGCGTGATAAATACGAAGAAGATGATGATGACGAATTTGAACGTATCGGCTTATTCCGTAGAGGTGGTAGAAGAGGTGGTATGATGCGTGGTGGTCGTAGAGTATATTCTACTAGCAGAGCTAGAGACTATGAAGACGATTATGAACGTATGCTCGAAAGAGAAAAAGAGTACGAACCTTATTCAGAATATGGACGTGGCAAAGCAGTTCGCTACGTTAGATATTAATAAAAATCAATTTTTTAAATTAAATCAATTATGTTAGAAGATAGAATTATTGTGCAGGATCGTGGTATAGATGCTGGTCTTGCTGCTTTAATATAGAATGCTAATAAAGGTAATATGGATCCCGCTGCTTTGATGGCTATGATGAACAACGGTGGTTTCGGTGGAAACGGCGGTTGGTGGTGGATTTGGATCATCCTGATCTTCTTCTGCTGGGGCGGTTTCGGTGGTAATGGTTTCGGTCGTGGAGGTAATGACGCAAGTCGTTTAGCTTCTCAGCTGAATAATGACGCTAACACCAACCTGTTAATGCAAGCTATTAATGGCAATAAGGAAGCTATAAGCTCACTGTCTAATACTTTGAATTGTGATATTAATGCTGTTCAGACAGCTCTTAATACTATCAATTCTGGTGTAAGTCAGATTTCTTGTGATACTAAATTGTCTAGCTGTGAAGTAATCAATGCTATTACTTCAGGTAATGCATCTCTTGCTTCTGAGTTAGCTAATTGCTGCTGCACTACTCAGAGATCTATTGATGCTGTAAATAACAATATTACTAAGATGGGTTATGAAAACCAGTTGTCTGTATGTAATCAGACTAATAACTTAGTTAATACTATGAACAGTAATACTTTAGCTCTTCGCGATAGTGGCGCTGCTAATACTCAATCTATAATTGCTAAGTTAGATGCTATGCAGAATCAGGCATTACTTGATAAGATTGACAGTTTACGTGAGAGAAACTCTACACTGCTTACTCAGTTAAGTCAAGAACATCAGACAGCTACTTTTGGTAATATGATTAGCTCTGTTACTGCTCCGATTGTAACTAAACTGAACTCTTTACAGTCAGATGTGGATGGTATTAAATGTAAATTACCTAATACAGTAAGCGTTCCTTATCCGCAATTGTCATGCTATAATCCTGAAATATTTAGAGCTGCTGCTATGGGAGCTTATGCTGGTGATGCAGCCTTTAACGGAGTAGGTTATAACAATGGTTGTGGTTGTGGTTGCTAATAAAGAAAGGAGGTAATTATGTATCCTTTCTATAATGTACAACCGTTATTCCCATTTTGGGGTCCATTTTTATTTGGAAGGCGTCGTAGAAGATTAAATACTATATCTGGAATTCCAGTACTTAAAACTACTGGGGTAGTAGCTACTTCTACTGAAGTAAGATATGACGTTAATTATCAAGAGTATAGAAGTTTACCAAACGAAGGATTGTTCTTTCTGGATGTAAGACAGTCTTCTGCTGAAGCTAGCGCTTCATTACCAGTAGGTTTATCAGATGGTAACAGTGAAAATAATAATCAATCTATGCTTCGCAACGCTCTACAAGAAGATGTACAAGCAGGTGACCTACAACTAAACTTTAGATATTTAATATATTATAATAAATGTAATAATGTCTATTAGTTAGTGAATGCTTATCCTGCAAATATAACCGCACCAGGTGCGTAATAATAAACAAAAGGGCTCTTAATTGAGCCCTTATAAAACTAACTTATTATGTTATTCAATCAATTAAATATAGGTGACAAGGTATATATAATAGAAGTAGTTGGTACATTCAAGAAAACTACTGAGTATAATGAGGGTTCTGTTACTCAAGTAAGTTCAATATATGATGAGCCACTACCACCAGGATAGTTTCCTATGCCTAATCAACCCAGAAAGAAAGTAGTAGATATAACTATATAGTGTAATGGAGAGACTAAGAAGTTTACTATACCTGAGAATAAATCAGTTATAACAGATAATTCTATAGGTCTTACTATATCTACTGATAAACAAGAAATTATAAATATAGTACGTAATCAATATAATACGTATAAGTAGAGGAAAGAGGCAATAGCTAAATGCGATGAAGAAATGGCTAAGTGCCAAGTATTATTAGATAAGCTGGGAGTAGATAATGAACCAGCTAGAGAGAATGATAAAATATTAAAACTATAGAAAGAAGTTAGTGAGTTGAAGAATATAATAAGGAAAGCTAATTAGATGGTTCCACCACCTATGAAGGAAATGCTCCCTTAGGATATGAAGAATGCTACGGATAAGGTTGGTCAATAAGATCAACCTTTTTTATTTTAAGCCTTTTTAAGACCGCTATTACTTGAATTAAAGGATTGTATTACTAATAATAGAAAGTGCCTATAACAGCCTTAAAATGCGTTATATGGCTTATAACGTTATTAAAACATAATATATTATGACACTCAATTAGCTTGTAGATAACATTCTACTTATTGCTCGTAATAATAATATTGCAGAGTCTGAGCATTTAAGTAGAATACAAATTGAAAAGTGGATTATAGGTTACAGGGCTATGTTAATAAAGCAAGACATAGATAAAGACAGAGATATAAACGACATGTATCTTACTACTATAGAACCTATCCATTTAGACCGTGAAGAAACTGTACCAGGTTACTTTACTTATGTAGGAGATAAAGAGCTCCCTAAGTTAATAGACTTTAACTATAGACCTGGAGTAATAAATGTACGTGATATGTTTGGTAATATAATTTAGATAGGTAGTCGTACTAAAGCTAAATTATAGAAGTATAGAAAGGCTACATGTAAAGATTATATTGCATGGGTTAAGAATAACAGAATATACGTAGATGGTGATTCTAATCAGCTAGAGTATATCAGCGTAGATGTAATAGCTGAAGATCCTACAGAACTCAATGCTTGTTTTGATCCAGATAGTGAATTTCCTATACCATCTGCAATGATACCGACTATTACACAAATGATATTAGAAAGAGAATTACGTTTTATGATTACTATGCCTAGTGATGATACTAATGATTCGCATGATGATACATAGAACAGAGTTAGTGATAAATAATTGATGTATGAAATATTAGAGAAAGAGTTATACTACTACTGATTTCTATGAAAGCTATAAATAGTACATAGAACCTAATACACCATATGATATTGACTTATAGACATATAAGAACATTATTAATGACTACTTTTAGTACATTAGAGACGAAGTAATGTACAACTGTAAAGAGTTTAAGTTTCCATGTAGATTAGGTACTTTACAAATCATCAAACATCAACCAAAAGAATTTACAGGTAAGAGTCTTAGATGGGACTGGAAAGCTACAAAAGAATTAGGCAAGCCGATTTATTTACTTAATGAACACAGTAATGGATGGAAATACCGTTTCTTTTGGTCAAAGAAAGATAGTCTACTTACTAATAAAACTAAGTATTAGTTTATAGCTTCAAGAGATAATAAGAGGGACCTCTGTAAAATAATTAAAAATCGTATAAGAGACTATATAGAATTATGATAAACAACAGAATGATATCCTCTAAAACTGTAATAGCAAAGGCTATTGCAGATTTCAATTTATAGGAGGACTAGATAAGAATATCAGATTGGAAGGAGTGGTTACTCGAGGGAATGCTTAAGATTGGAGCTATACAGTAGTTTGAACATAAAGTAGAAGTACTTCCAATAGAATGCCACCAAGTATCATTGCCTTGTGATTTATACAAATTAGATTAGGTAGCGTACTCATACTGCTGTAATGGTGGTTGGTTACCTATGAGAAAAGCTACATCAAGTTTTGGTGTATCTCACGATAATCAATGCTGTAGTGAAGCTTGTATGTTGATACAGGATGCAGCTATGTTTCCATTGGTTAAGAATATGTTTAATCTTACTAATGATAGAGAAGCATTAGACAAGTTAAATGAGGATAATAACCTTAGAGAAACATTAAGTGCATTAATAAACCAGAATACGGTGCCTACAGCAAACGGTAGATATCTAGGTAACAGAATGGGGCATAAAGATGGTACTATGTATAGTTATGATTTACAGTATATGACTAAGCCAGGTTATATAATGACTAATGTACCTAGGGGATATATTAAGATATCTTATTATGCTATATATACAGATGAAGATAGTATGCCAATGATACCGGATTTAGAGTCTTATAAGGAGGCTTTATTATGGTATCTGGGAGTTAAACACTTTTATCCCCTTAAATTAAAAGGATAGATAAGCCAACAAGATTACTATGATATGAGAAATAGTTGGAATTTTTATCGCAAATAGGCCTATGCTGAAGCAATGTCTCCAGGACCAGATGAAATAGAATCGATAAAGAATACCTGGCACAAACTATACCCAGAGATGAATGAACACGATACTTTCTTCAGTACTAGTGGCGAAGAACAGATATTATATAACCAAGATAGCGCATTAAGATTGATATGATAAGTAATACTGCACAAGTTAATACATTTACGCAAGGTCTTAATATGGACTAGGACGTAAATTTGATACCGGATACTCAGTATAGATATGCTGAGGATGTTCGTGTTATCACTAATGATGGAGGAACTACAGGAGTATTACAAAGTATAGAGAACCCTAGAAGATACGATACTATTATACCTAAAGATGAGACGATAATAGGTACTACTACTATAAATGATATTGCAGTAGTAATAACTAAAACATCTGATAACATTAATAAGATATACAGATTAATGGGGTTCGATACCAACATGCCTCAAATCAAGTTAGTATGTAAAGGAGCTTTAGGATTATGTGAAGATTTATCTAAAAATCCTACACTAAGTATTGTAGGTAACTATGAATCAGATACTAATATAAAGATATACTTTACTGATGGAAACAGTCCTATTAAGATTGTTAACATAATGAGTAATAAGTATATAGACAATTCTAATCTTATAGATGAGAATGGGAATATAATCAATCCTGGTTCATTAGAAATAACTCCAGTAGTAAGTTTATTGCCGTTTAAATTCCGTTGGTTATCCGAAGGTAACCTTAAAGCTGGAATGGTAACGTATTGTTATCAATTATTTAATGTGCATGGCACTGAAACTGTTACTTCTCCAATGAGCGAGCTAATTCACTTAACAAATAGTGTAACTAGCCAAGGTAGTTCTGAATATAAAGGTACTGGCTTGAATAAATCATCTAACAAATCAGTAATGTTATCTACTGAGCTATCTCTTTAGGACTTCAATAAGTTAAGAGTAATACGCCTATTTTATGAACAGAATAACTCTACTCCTGTTATTAGTATAGTAGATGAAATAGATATTCCAGATGGTCAAACAAATATTCAGTATGTAGACTATGGCTCTACATTGAGCGATATATCCATAGATGAATTTAATGCTATGACTGGTTATTAGTTTATAGCGTAGACTCTTGCTAAGATGCAAAACAGACTATTCGCTGCTAATGTAGCAGAGAATACTTGGATACCAGAAGATGAAGATGGTAATGACTATGATGCTAGAGCATATAGAGCTAATTCAGAAGGAAGCGTATAGTTATTATCTAGTTTAGATAGTAATAACATTCGTCTATCTATAACAGATGATGAAGCTATAAAACGCATTCCTATTACTCACGACTGTATAAATCCTTTTAATAACACAAAGTATACAAAGGATGCATCTAATTCCTAGAATGTATATATATATAATAAGGAAGGTGAATTAGGTGGTTATGGTATTAATATAGAATATTCATTCATAACTACAGATATAAATTTAAGTAATAAACAAGATAAGTTTAGATTAGATCAATCCTGTAGTATGAATGTATCTGCTGTTAGAAATAATACTAGATACATTAATAGAGGCACTGACAAGATGCCCGAGATAGTACAACCTACTAAGGAACAATAGGATAATTCATATGTACCTAACTATGCTGATCCATATATAGCAGCTAATTATAGAGGTTACCAAAGAGATGAGATATATAGATTTGGTATAATATTCTACAATGATAAATCGGTAGCTTCTCCTGTACTCTGGATAGGGGATATTAGAATGCCTCATGCTTCTCAAATGCCTCCGTTTAGATATGAGAACAATACTCTTATAGGTAATGCTTTGGGTGTAGAATTCAAAGTAAAGAAGATGCCTGTAGGTGCAGTGAGTTACGAGATAGTTCGTTGTGATAGAACTGAACGTGATAGGACTGTAGTTATGCAAACAGTAGGTAGTTACGTATATGAGTATAGAATTCAAGAGCAGGATAAATATGTAGGATAGGGATCTGAATTAGATAGTAGTTTGGAGATGAGACCTACTCCTTTCTTCTGTAGTTTGATTGGTGAACAATTAGCAATATCAACAGGTACAGCGGAAGATATCGGTCACTTCTCTCTTACTATGAGAGTAAATGATTATATACGTTTAGTATCTCCAGAAATATGTGTACAGGGTGATGATGCAACTAAACTGTTTGAAGGAAGTGTATACTTAGATGGTATAGGTTCATACTATTCTCCATTTGTAGGTGGTAAGGTAAACGACAGTAAGTTTGATGATTTTAAAGATAACTATGTAAATGGTAATACTATTGGTAATAGTGTAAGCCGTAGTATATTTGCTGCAGCGGATTACGTTACTCAGATAGATGGTAGAGTAATACAGCAAGATACTGTGCCATATGTAGGTTATGGTAGTAGATGGGGTCTTAACGTACTGGCTGTGGGATTCCCTTATCAAGATAGTAGAGGTAATAAGGTATACCGTGGAGCATCAATAGCTAAATATTTCGTTCCAACATTTGGACAATCTCAATCTACATCGTATATTGAAGATGCTAAATACCCACCCAATATAGATTATAATATGTATGGAGCTCCAGATGTAGTAGCTAAAAGAATAAATGTAGGTAATAGAACTTATACTAACTACTCTATGTCCGATTTTATTCATAATGATAATCAATCATTACAAGGCCCAGCTGGTCCGTGTATTATAGCCCATGTACCAGAATTATAGAATGTATTCTCTGGATTTAATAGCGTACCTACTAGTAAATATCCAGAACTTCATCCTTTTGATTCTACTAATGCTATTCCTGTATTTAATGTTAAACGTGATGGTAATTCTATATATGGTGGTAACACATTCTCATCTAGACAGAATTCTGTATACATAAGTATAGCAGCGCACGACAGCAAGTATGTATTTGGAGGAGATACTTATCTAAGCTTATTAGATTATCCTAATACTATGCTATTCCAATTACCTGACGCTAAAGAATGGGACGGAATGAAGAATTATATAGGAGCTTATATACCATTTGAAAGTTCTATTAATATGAATTTATTCCACGGAGATCAGATTCATAGAACAGTAACTAGTTCAAATTTTGCAGATTCTTGGTTGCAGTTAGAGCCTACTTAGATGTAGGACATACATGTACAAGATCTTCCTTACTTTGTATATAATTCTGTTTATTCTGCATAGAATACTGGTAAATTGTATGTACCTTATTCTATGTATGCCGATAAAGATGTAAGATATACTAATAGAATATTAACTTCATAGGCTAAGACTAATAATGAAGTAATAGATTAGTGGTCTAAATTCAAAGTAGCTGATTACTTAGATGTAGATAATCAGTGGGGAGACATAACCAATCTAAAAGTATTCAAAGATAGACTATTCTATTTCCAAGATACTGGAGTAGGAGTAGCTTCTGTCAATGAAAGATCACTTATTACTGACGATAATGTAAATCAACTAGTATTAGGTACTGGTGGTATATTAAGCAGATTCGACTACGTAACTACTACTAATGGTTCGTCTATTAAGAATGACAAGAGTATAATTAATTCAGATAATGTGCTTTATTGGTACGATTATGATAAGAACGAAATATGTTCTTATACAGGTCAAGTAAGTTAGTTATCTAAAGAAAAGCAGGTACAATCTTACTTTAATAAAAACATTAAAGAAGATAGGGCTAAAGCTATGTCCTTATTTGATAAGAAGTATAATGAGGTATGGTTTAATGTACTAAATAAACCACTAGTATTTAATGAGTAGTTAGGTAGATTTACATCTTTCTATACATTTAATCCTAAATGGTCGTTACCTATTTCTGATAGAGTAGTAGCAATAAAAGACAATGAATTGCATACTATACATGATACTGGAGTAATAGGGTTAACTCCTTTAGATAGAAAAGCTAAATTAGAAATAGTTATTAATAAGAATGCTCCTTATACTAAAGTATTTGATAATGTTAGATTACAAGGAGAGTTTAGAGATGGTAATCAAGAGTCTATTAAGGACGATATCATAGATTATATGAAATTCAGTACCAAACATCAAGAAGCTATTAGAGAGCATACTGAAGAAGAACTTGATGAAGAAGGTAATGTTATTACTCCTGAACAACATATAATAACCGATTATAGAGAAGATACATTTAGATTCCCTATACCTAGAGCAGATAAGAATGAAGATGCATTATCGTTACCTGCCAGGTTAAGAGGTAAGTATATGATATGCGATTATGAGTTAGATTCTGATATAGATCATACTTTTGAAATACCATAGATTACAACAACATACAGAAATTCATTAATTTAATATGAAAAGTAAAAAGAAAACAAAAGTACCAGCATATGCATTTGGAACTCAATTCAAAGAAATTGGGAATAACATGCTTGAAAGTGCTCCTGATATATTAAATACTTTAACTACTCCTTTTTAGAAATCTAACGCTACTACAGGAGGGCAAGCTGCTGCACAATCTGTAAGTGACATGGCCAGTGGTGCAGCTACTGGTTTCCAAGTTGCTGGTCCAATTGGTGCTGCAGTAGGAGCAGGTATAGGGCTAATAGGTAGATCCGGTGAAGAGGCTAGAATGACTTCTTTTACTGATTATGATGAAGGTAGTCTTGGTAGCGGTCTAATTGGAGCATTTAGTAATAGAAAACTTCGTAGGAAAAGAGCAGCAATTAAGAAGAATGCTTATGGTAATAGAGCCGCTGTACAAGGTACTAATTACCTACAAAGTGAAGCATATGAAGATATGATAGGGATGAATACAGATACTATGGCCAATGGAGGAATGTCCTCTTCTCTAGCGTATGTAGATGATGGTGAATTAATATAGACTCCCGATGGAAGTATAAGTAAAGTACCAGAGAATAACAAACCTACTGATAGTAATTTAGTTAGTTTACCTGAAGGTAGTAGAGTACTAAGTGATAAACTTAAAGTACCTGGTAGAAAAGAAACATTTGCACAACTTGGTGAGAAAATGATGGCAAAGAAGAAAAGTAAATATAATGACAGATTTGCAGAGAATGCAGCAAAACTAAATGAAATGAATAATAATATGATTCATGATTAGTTATTTGCTATGTAGGAATCTGTTAAACAAAGTAAAGGTATTAAACCTAAGACTAAGTAGATACAAGCAGCTGCTTTAGGTGATGAGATTAAACCTGGTTTAGGAGATAGAATAGTAGATGCTATCTATAACCCTAATCGTAAATGGGGTGCTGGAGTGCAGTGGGGAACTGGTAATAATCAATGGTATCATGTGCCAACTGCATCAACTACAGCTACAGCAAGTACTAGTACTCCAACACGTAGACGTAAAGCAACTTCTACTTCTATGAATACAGGATTAATTGATGAAGGTAAACCAGAATTACCGTTTACTTGGTATGACGCTCCAACAGTAGAATTTGTATATGATACAGACTATGATACTGTAGAGTCTCCTAGTGCTACACCTAATGATATTAGTTATAGAGAAACTAGAGCAGACAGACGTGATAAATTATTTGATAAAGTAGGAAGCGCATTGTCAGGGATAGCTTCTTTAACTCCTATA